TTGAACGGCCTATCGTAACTAATTATATCGCCACGTGTTTTCTAAAGATAGCAGAAGGTCTTTCCCATAAAGGAAACTTTGTTCGTTACACCTATCGTGAAGAGATGGTAATGGACGCAGTAGAGAACTGTCTCAAAGCAATTGAAAACTATGATATTGAAGCTGCCACTCGCTCAGGCAAACCAAATGCATTCGCATACTTCACACAGATATCATGGTACGCATTCCTCCGAAGGATTCAGAAAGAAAAGAAGCAACAAGATATCAAGATGAAGTATATCGCGGAAGCGGATATCAGCAACTTCTTAGGTGATGATGCCGGCGGTTTCCAGCAACAAACCTCTCCCTTTATAGACACTCTTCGACAACGTATTGACATTGTTAAGGGTGCTGATCAAGAATTTAAACAGTACGCAAAAGAAGAGAAGAAGCGCAAACGACGTGCAGTATATGTTGACTCAGATCTAGCAGATTACCTTGAATAAAACTTTAGCTGTAACCCCTTGACAAATAGACGTTATTGTAGTATAATAGCCGTTATAAGTTACGTTAACAGTTGAGTGTTCTATGAAACTAGCAATATTAAATGATACCCATTGTGGGTGTCGGAATTCTTCTGACATTTTTATGGACTATCAAGAACGCTTCTATACCGAAGAGTTCTTTCCCTATCTAAAGGAACACGGTATCACCCAGATATTACATTTGGGTGACTACTATGACAATCGGAAAACGATTAATCTTAAAGCATTAAACCATAACCGTCGAATCTTTCTGGATAAGTTACGTGAGTATAATATACACATGGACATTATCCCAGGCAACCATGACGTGTATTTCAAAAACACTATCGAACTTAACTCTCTGAAAGAGTTGATGGGTCACTACATGAATGAAGTTGATGTCATCATGGATCCTATTGTCCGTGATTATGGCGGTGTCAAGTTCGGACTGGTTCCGTGGATTTGCCCTGAGAACCAGAAGTCAACTATAAACTTTTTAGACAATTGTGGCGTAGACGTTATTGGCGGTCACTTCGAGCTCGCTGGTTTCGAGATGGATAAAGGTCTTGTGTGTCATACAGGTATGGATCCCAAACCACTAGAACGTTTTGAAACTGTGTTGACCGGACACTTCCACACTAAGTCTAGCAAGGGTAACATCCACTACCTTGGTGCTCAGATGGAGTTCTTCTGGAACGATGCTCATGATCCAAAGTACTTTCATATATTCGATACTGAGACTCGTGAGTTGACTCCAGTACAGAATAATGTCACCTTGTTCCACAAAATATATTATGATGAAAATGTTATAGACCACTTCGAAGATATGTCATTCCTCGAAGGTAAGTTTGTAAAGTTGATAGTTGTTAACCGCAGTGACATACAGAAGTTCGAACGCTACGTTGATAAGATACAGCAGTATAAGATACACGAGTTAAAGATTGCTGAAGACTTTAAAGAATTTCGTGGAGAAAATGTAAGTAATAATGATATTATCATTGACGACACCGAAACTTTAGTGTATAATTACATACAAGAAGTCGATACTGATTTAGATAAGGAACGTATCAAGGCTGTAGTATCAGAATTAATGATTGAAGCACAGGCGGTAGAGATTGCATGATAAAGTTTGAAACTCTTAAATGGCGTAATTTTCTGTCGACAGGTGATTATTACAACGAGATAAACTTTCTTGACAGTTCCACTAATTTGATCGTCGGAGAGAACGGAGCAGGTAAGTCCACAATGCTTGACGCACTGTCGTTCGCACTGTTCGGTAAGGCACATCGTAAGATCACTAAGAAGCAGTTAGTCAATACTATTAATAATAAAGATTGTGTTACGGAAGTGACCTTTAGAGTTAACAGTGTAGATTACCGTGTAGTACGTGGTATAAAACCAGCCATCTTTGAAATATGGAAGAATGGTCTTATGATTGACCAAAGTTCCCATGCTAAAGAATATCAGGACATTCTTGAGAAGAACGTTTTACAAATGTCTCACAAAAGTTTCCACCAAATCGTTGTCCTCGGCTCGTCGTCTTTTATTCCGTTCATGCAATTGAACTCAACTTCACGACGTGACGTGATAGAAGACCTTCTTGACATTAACATTTTCTCTAAGATGAATGTTATTCTCAAGGAAAAAACCTCTCTCCTAAAAGGCGAGCTGGAGGGCAACACCCATTCGCTTGAAGTTGTTAAGACTAAGATTAATGCTCAGAAGAAGTATATCCGCGACTTGACTGCCATCAACACTCAGCACCGTAAAGATAAAGAGAGTGATATCTCAGAACTGCATGCTGAGGTTGAAGAACTAAATGCTGTGAACAGTACTATGTCTGCGACGGTTAATGAGTTGCTCCCTGTCGTTACTGATAGTTTGTCTACTCTTCGTGGAAAAAAACAGATACTAGATCAGTACTATGCGCAATTTAAGAATCAAGTAAAGACTGTAGTCAAGGAAGCAAAGTTCTTTGATGACAATGAGCATTGTCCTACGTGTGACCAAGACATCGCAGAGGAGTTACGTCAAGAGAAAAAGAACTCTGCGACTTCTAAGGCGAAAGAACTCAAGAGCACAATGGATATGGCTGAAGTTCAACGCCAAGAATATGAAGATGAGATAGTTCTATTAGAGTCTCGTATGAAGGAATGTCTTGCTGATCAGAATACATTGAACAATAACAACCAAACCATTAGTCGTTTGCAGCGGTCTATCTCTAAGATTAAATCTGAGTTAGACGATATGACTACAAACTCTGGTGATATGGGTGAAGCGAATACTGATCTGAGAGAGTTAGATACTGCGATGCACGACCTAACTGACTCTAAGTTTGTTCTTAACGAGCGGTTTGCATATAACCGAATTGCTGGTGAACTGCTTCGTGATACTGGTATTAAGACTAAGATTATCCGTCAATACATTCCGGTTATCAATGAACTTACTAATCAGTATTTGCAGATACTAGACTTCTTCGTCCACTTTGAATTGGATGAAAGCTTTAATGAAACTATCCGGTCACGTTATCGTGATACATTCTCTTATGATTCATTCTCTGAGGGTGAGAAGCAACGTATTGACTTGTCTCTATTATTTACTTGGCGCAACATTGCTAAGATGAAAAATTCAGTATCTACTAATTTGTTGATACTAGATGAAACGTTCGACTCTTCGTTGGACGGTGAGGGTGTAGATAACCTTATGAAGATTATTGACACATTGAAGGAAGACACTAACGTCTTCGTTATCTCTCACAAAACCGAGCTCGAAGATGCACACTTCGAACGCAAAATAACCTTCGTCAAAGAGAAAAACTTTAGCAGAATGCGCGAAAGTACTTGACAGAAGGCCACTAATCCTATATAATGGCTATATATTAATTGAGGAACAAACCAATGGAACTATCTAACCGCACCGTCGAGATCCTTCGCAACTACTCGACAATCAACCCTAACATCGTAGTCAATGGCGGCAACGTCCTAAAGACTATGTCGATAGCAAAGAACATAGTATCTCGTGCCGAGATCGAAGAGACTTTCCCTAACACCTTTGGCATTTATGATCTATCTGAATTCCTATCTGTATTATCGTTGGTGGATCGTCCATCAATTACTTTCGGTGATCATTTCTGCACGGTCAGTGATGGTAGTGGTTTATCTTCTATAAAGTACTTCTACTCTGATCCTGAGATGTTATCTTCACCTAAGAAAGACATCGTCATGCCTGAGTGTGAAGTTAAGTTCTTGCTTACTAACGAAACGCTAAGTAAGATCAAACGTGCTTCATCTGCACTTGGTTACGAGACCATTTCAATTCGTCCATCGGGCAATGCAATTGAAATTAACGTAGTCGACTCAAATGACAAAACGTCTAACTCATTCTCAGTAACAGTTGAAGGATCTTTCCCAGAAGGAACTGACTTTAACTTTATTATGGGAGTCCCTAACATGAAGCTGTTGGGAGAAGATTATGAAGTTGCTATCTCAACTAAGTTGATTTCACACTTCCGTTCTACTACATCACAAACGCAATACTTCATTGCACTAGAAAAGTCATCTACTTATGGAGCATAACATGACAGAAGATCAAAAGAACCTTAATGACCTAGCAAACCGTGTAGCACGATCATGTGTTGCAGTTGTAGACACTGTAGTAACACGTGGTGGGTTTAAAGGTGAAGAACTAACTACCATCGGTCAATTACGTGACCAAGCGATCCAAGTAGTAGCACTCTATGAGAATGTTGCGAAGGCACACGCTGAAGCTGCTCCTAAAACTAAAAAGAAGTAGTCCCTCTTATCGGTCTCTTGGTTTGAATGTCTTTGCCCGAGATATGATTTGAATTTATTATTTATTATATATATTATGACTAAATAAAATCAAGAGACCGACCCAATTGTTAAAGTTAAACCCCAGTATAGCTAAAGAATCCGCAGTTCATGTATTGACTGGGGCTATGATTAACTACCCTCTCAATATATTTTTCCTTTGGCTAATTATTGGTGAGTGGGGAATAACTGATCCATTCTGGATAACTAACATAATCACGTGTTGGTTCTCCATCACCGCTTTCACTCGCATATATATAATAAGGTCATATGCAGAAAGGCGCAAGAGTAGTAAATATGGAAGGTTATGAAAAAGACCGTACTGAATTCACATATGATGAGTTAGAAGCAATATCTTTCCCTTATCTAGAAACGCTAAAGATAAGAGAAGGGTATATGGTACCTCAAACCAGATTAATTCAATTTTGGTATGGAGTTCAGAAGTTAACTAACTTTAAGAGTATTGCCGAGATAGGATTTAACGCAGGGCATAGTAGTAATTTGCTACTCACTCTGTTTCCTAATCTTAAAGTACATTCATATGACATAGGGTTACATGATTACACCGAACCTAATGCTGTGTTAACTAAAGAACTATTTGGCGATAGGTTTAACTTCACTAAAATAGATTCGTTAACAATGACAGTAGAGGATTTTCCAAAAGATTTAGACGTGGTGTTTGTTGATGGGGGTCATAGTGTAGAATGTGCTAAGAACGATCTTGCTTTGTGTCATCAACTTAAAGTACCTTTTATAGTCCTAGACGACACTGACACGGATACTGTAGATAGTGCGTTTAGAAAGTTTAATGATGATACCGAAGGTGTATATTCTATTGTCAACTACTGTAGGTATTTTCCTAGACAAGGTCGTGCTAAAACAGAAAATCATAATGCTAAAGTAAGTCTTTTTCAACGTAGCGAAAATAAATAGAAAGAGAATGAGCAATGGCTCAGATACCTAAGACAATTCATCAAATATGGATAGGAGATCAATCAAGGTGTCCTATAGATTTAATAGCATCTATAAAAGAAATGAACCCAACTTGGAATCATATTCTTTGGACTGAGGAAAACTTACCTAAAGATTTAAGATTACAACCACTTATTGATGCAGTTCCGTTTGGTGATATGAGTGCTAAAGCTGATCTTATTAGATATGAGATACTATATCGCCATGGTGGGTTTTATGTTGATGCTGATAGTCTAGGACTTAAACCGTTTCCTGACTTCCTATTAGATAATGACAGCTTTGCGTGTTATGATAACGAGCATTTTTATCCAGGCTATATCGCTAATGGATATTTGGGAGCAGTACAGGGAAATTATTTCTTAGGAAAATTGATTAACCATTTACTAAACGATCTAGGTATTGATTATATTAAGTCAATGCCAATCCATGCGGCCGCTGACACAACCGGCCCATGGTTATTCACTAGATACATTAAAAAAATGCAATATAATTATATGACTATATACCCAAGTCACTACTTTATACCTGTTCACTACCACGGTTTAGTATCGCCACTACGACATTTAGCATACTGTGAACACCTTGCAGGCAGTACCCAAAGTAGTAACTTTGATTACAATACTTTGTGGTGGAACAAGTCTTAAAATTTGACTATATATTTGTAAGACTCAAGAATGCCCGTGTAGCTCAGTTGGAAGAGCACCTGACTTGTAATCAGGATGTCGTAGGTTCGATCCCTATCGCGGGCTCCAATTGAAAATAAATACCGCTTTACTATTTACATGAGAGGTTTATTGTAGTATAATAGCCTCATTGAATTATATTTTATTATGGAGTTAACATGAGCAATGAGTTTTTGTGGGTTGAGAAGTATCGCCCAAAGAAAGTATCTGAAACAATCCTTCCCCCCGAACTAAAGAGCACCTTTCAA